CTTAGTTAATAGAGATTATATTATTTCTAAAAATAACTACGGTATTCCTGAGCAATCTCTCCGTTATGAAGTAGGGCAACCGATGGGGGCTTTATCTTCATGGGCAATGTTAAATTTGACTCATCATTTGATGATCCAATTTATCGCTCAATCATTAGGAAAAACTCCTAAAGGAGTTTGATATGATCAATACATGATTCTAGGAGATGATTTAGTATTATTTGATAAAGATATAGCTTCCCGTTACCAATCGCTCTGTGAGCAAATTGGAGTAGGGATTAACTTATCTAAATCCATAATTTCTGAAACAAAACCTGTTTTAGAATTTGCTAAGCGAACTTCTCTTTATGGAGAAGATGTTTCTGCTTTATCATTCAAAGAATTATTATCTTCTGATAATTTCTTTGGTAGATTAGCGGTTACTACTCGCTTAATAAATAATAAATGAGGTAAAGATTTGTGAAAACTACTAATTATAGGTAATAGACGATCAACAGATAAAACTGTTGATAGAATATATCCATTAGTGGGATTTGCAACTCAATTGTTTCAAACTAATATCATCAAAATGGAAGATGTATTGTCGATCATAACTGATAGAGATAAACCCTTAAGTTTCTTCGGTCGAAATATCAACTGAATGAAACCGGTGCTTATTTCTAAGGTAGTGAAGAATTATCTTTCTTCTAAGAAATGGGATTTGACTCCTATTCCTAAGAAGGATAGATTTTTCGCTTCGACTAATATATTAACTTTTAAATTAATCTTAATAGATAGAATTCAAAATTCTATTAGTAAGATATTTAAGTTAAATCAAATAGCGAATCGAATATCTATCTTAGATAAGATTATCACTTCAGATGATCTGGAATCATTTTACCAATCTATGACTAATGAGGGTCTGTCTCTTGAATTAGAGAAGCCTATTACAGAACGTTCGTATTGGATTAAAGCTGAGTTTTTAAAATTTAAAAAACAGTTTTTGTCTATACAAGTTTTTGCTAATATCTTCTTTAATAATAGAAACGGTACCTATCCTGATCTTAATTTATTAAGATTGGGGTTAGACATCGATGATACTTATGATACGCATAGAAGGCTATGATCAGCTAAATATAATTTAATATATTTATCTGAATTTGAACAAAATAGAACTAAGTTCTTAAAATCTAAAAAATTTTTAGATTTAGAGTTAGATCTTTTTTTGAAACATCATAATGAACTTCTAAGTGAGCTAACGAACTTGGAATTCCATTGTATAAAACCTGATAGTAATAAAGAGAGATTAGATAATCCTCTGAAAATATTAGATTTTATCAAGGAGATTCACAATCCTGCATTTTCAAATCATTTTGAATTTGTCAAGTTTGAGAATCAATTCTTCGATTCTGAGGCTTTTAACGAAGTAACTAGAGGTTTTAAACCAATATTTGACTTTGCAAAAAAACCTGGAATAAAGATTACTATAAAATAGTACCTTGTCTATGGAGATATTATAACTAGTGATAGTTATAGGATTTTCT